CCTTGACCAAAGGGGTAGACGAGGAAGACGGCGCTTGCGGCAGCGACGGGAGCGGAGTAAGCAACACAGATCCAAGGGCGCATACCCAGACGATAGGACAATTCCCACTCACGACCCATGTAGCAGAAGACGCCAATGAGGAAGTGGAAGACTACGAGTTGGTAAGGACCACCGTTATACAACCACTCATCGAGAGAGGCTGCTTCCCAGATGGGATAGAAGTGAAGTCCGATTGCGTTAGAAGAGGGAACAACAGCACCAGAGATGATGTTGTTACCATACATGAGTGAACCAGCAACTGGTTCGCGAATGCCGTCAATATCGACGGGGGGTGCTGCAACGAAGGCAGTGATGAAACATACTGTTGCTGCCAGCAGCGTCGGAATCATCAGGACACCGAACCAACCGACATACAGACGGTTATTGGTGCTTGTGACCCATTCGCAGAATGATTCCCAGGTGGATACGCCACCACGATTTGAGAGAGTTGAACTTGCCATTGAGAGTTAACGTGAAGTAAGACCATCAGGGAAATGGTGGAGTTACTATTTCCTCGCACCCTTAGCGAGGATATGAGAGACGGATTGGTCTGCCTAGTCTCCGTCAAGCGGCAGAAGAACGTTACATTTCGTAACCGTTCATGTATTTATAATACGGGAAACCTCACTCGGTGTCAACCCCTTCTTGGTCGGGATAGACCAGATCATCTTCTGGTCTAGTCTGTCCTGTCTCATGGCAGTAGGACAGGTATGCCTCATGGACATCCGTGAAGGCACGAGGATCAGCATGACTGCCTTCATACTTTTTAAGCATACCCTCGCAAGCACCACTCGAAGTGAAGTCGTGACAGAATGCATAGACAGTCCTGTCTACCTGTACTCCCTTCAAAATAAGAGCAGCCAAACAAAAGCGCCTGTCATCCAGGCGCTCAGGGTTGTATCTCCAATCTTCATTCATAGTGATACACAACGTAGTTCTCGTTTCATTGTAGCATGGGTTTCGCACATTGCATGGCAGAGATGCATGTAGAACTCTGCCTTGTGTTTGCTGAGGTTGGTGTAGTGGACTAGTCGGATCCACTTTCCATCGAGGTTAAATTCTAGTGCGTACCTTTCCATACCCATGCATTATAGCACAGATATTTAGATCACCAGATGCCAGGAATGAGTTGTCCTGTAACAGCATAGGATCCCATTGCTGCAATGATGCCGAGCATTGCTGCCCAACCATTAATACGTTCTGCGTTTTCGTTCATTGGTTTTCCTCCAACCATTTTAGTACGTTTTCAGGGGTGCTGATTTCATAAGGATCGGCAGGGCAGTTACCCACTCGGCCAGGTTCCTCAAACATCTGCTCAATTACTCCATCGTTTACAACCATAGCATAACGCCAGGAACGGAAACCGAATCCAAGGTTTGCTTTGTTGACTGACATGCCCATGGCATAGGTGAACTCACCACTACCATCAGGAATGTACTTTACATTCTTGATCTCTTGATCTCTGAACCAAGCATCCATTACAAAAGCATCGTTCACAGAGAGGCAGAAGACATCATCCACATACTTAACGAACTGAGGGTACAGTTCTTCGTATCCAGGAAGTTGCTTGCTGCTACATGTCGGAGTAAAAGCACCAGGAAGTGAGAAGACTACGACACGCTTGCCAGCAAACAATTTGTCGTAGGGTACATCAACCCAAGCACCGCCATTGCGATACTTGAAAGTTACATCAGGTACTAGGTGTGTCATTGATTTTAGATGGTTCAAAAGGTGTACGACTTACATTTTTAATGACGATGAAGGCATCCTTGTTGTACTTACGTGTACCTTTCAAGGGTGCCCACTTGGTGCCATCACCATCGATTTCATAAACCGAGGTGCCACCAATATCAATGCGGATGTCATCGTGACGAACATCCCAACCGAGCTCGGCTAGGGTGTTGGCAAGACTTTCCTGTGTAAGTGTTTGGCTCATTAGAATCCGAATGCTCCGAAGAAGAATAGACTACCAGTGGTGGCATAAGACACCACGGCAGCAACGAAACCAAGCATAGCAGTACGACCGTTTAGTTTCTCAGCACGTTCGGCATGAGATTCAAAACCGTAGCGGGCACGGTCTTCGTCGGTCATGTACATGGCAGGTTCGACTGCAAACATGTTGTTTTGACCGTGCTCGTTTGTTGTGACTGTCATGATTGTTAAGAAATGCAACACTTACTAACTATATAGTAAATGTTAAGGTTTGTCAACTGAATGTGATGACATCCTGACCTAGGGCACCAGGCAGATCAACTGGTCCTGCTGCATAAGTGAAGTCAAGTCCCTCAGAAGGGGAGTTGAAATACTCATAGGCAGGAGGTTCTGACTTGGGAGCAGGCAGTGCTTCATAGATTGCCAACCAACCAAGGTATGCTCGCCACACCTCAGTCAAGGTGCCACGGTTAAACTCAGGGTCATCGAGTGCTGCTTTAAGAGCAGACCGCATGGAATGAACAGCGGTCTCGAATTCGACTTTTACATTACGGGTCATCGGTCAGTATCGTGTGAAGAAACTTCCTCTTTAATATAGCATGGAACTCCTTCTGGGTCCAGCCACTTGGTGTACTCAAAGTCATCCATGGCAGTGTCTAACTGCATGGCGTTGTCGCAGAGGTACATGTCCCTGTACTTTCCAGTGTATTCGTCTGCTTTCTGGATGCGATAGTCAGGTGTACCGTTGTCAAGGATGCCTGCTTCCACGTAACGATAAGGGAAGCGGGTCAGGAGGACGATGGGTTTCATGTATCGGTGGGATAACCTAGGCATAGGATAGCACGGTTAAAGGAAATGATACCACCCTGTTGCGATTAGTTTATCTGATGTGTCTGATTTGCGACCTCTATGATGGTAGGTCCAGTCCGCTGGCCAGATTACTGTCAGTCCTTTCTCGGCAGGGATGTAAAGGTCCTGGTGGAACCACTCGGTGCCGCCGTCAGGAACGTCATTAAGGTATGTCATCCATACCATATGTCTATATGTATTAGATCGACTACTTGACTGGCGTTCACAATGCCACATGTGATACCCACCACCAGGTTTGTAGTATTGAAGATTGAAGAACTCTTCCATCTTCCAAATGTTTGTCTTAGCACAAAGAGGGAAGTGATCCACATAATTATTCATTACACGGTTCACTTCCCCAGTGAAATCACGGACCCTAGTATCAGTGATTCCAATGAAGACAGGATTGTCCATGGAATCTTTAATGCTAGGGTCTACCATCCCACCACCATTGTCGTCAATGGTTTCCCCAGGCCATTTCTCAAAGATTGTTTGAGTATGATAAAAATCAGTAATGCCGTCAACAATGCCCTCGTCAATCTTCTCTGTATAGATAAAATCGGTTCTGGGATATGCTACTCGACCGTCGTAGAATATTGGCTCTGGGTTTAATTTCATTATGCAAGAACGTTGTCTGCGACTAGGTGATCAATAAGGTAGGCATAATCTTCTTCGATATCTACCCCCCAGAACCTGACTCCTTTATCTTCATAAAAGCGGCAGACTTGTGAGAAGAGAGATGGATACTGTACTTCCAACTGGATGTTTCCGTTGGCAGTGTCCCGAAGAATTTGCAGACTGTCTGCAAACTTAGATTGGATCGTCATGATCGCCTCCTATTCTACTGTTGGTCGGGCAGGTGCCCGAGTGGGAGATACTGGGATCGAACCAGTGACTTATTGCTTGTAAGGCAACCACTCTACCGCTGAGTTAATCTCCCGAACGATCCAGGTAGGACTCGAACCTACGACCGACTGCTTAGAAGGCAGTTGCTCTATCCACTGAGCTACTGGACCAATCGGTTCAAATGAACCAGAGTCTTGCCAAAATTAAAATAATGACAAGTTTCCAAACGCTCACACCAACTATTGGCGAAAGCAGCATGCTAAGCGCAATCGGTGTAGCAATAACGACTAGAGCCGCCAAGCATCCAGTAACGCTTGCAAGGCCTTCCATCTGGCCCGTAA